GATGTCCCGCGCCTCCGTCGTCGCCCGCGCCCAGGCCGCCGCCCAGGCGGGCATGGTCGACACCTGCTCGATCCGCCGCAAGACCGGCGAGACCACCGACCCGGACTCGGGCGCCATTACCCCGACCTGGTCGGCGCTCTACGCCGGCAAGTGCCGTGTCCAGCAGCCGCAGGCGCTGGCCCGCCCGCACGACATCGGCGAGGATTTCCTGCTCGTCGCCCGACTGGAGATCCAGCTTCCGGTGGCCGCAACCGCGGGCCTGCTTGTCCGCGACGAAGTGACGATCAAGGCGGCGACCCGGGACCCAGACCTGGTCGGTCGGGTGTTCCTGGTGCACGAGCTCCCACGCAAGACCGACGCCAGCGCCCGCCGCGTGTCGGTGATCGAGAGGACTGACTGATGGCGAAGAGTATCCGCATCGAGTCCGGCGACGTCACCGACCTGGTCCAGCTGCTCGCCCAGGCCCCGGCCGTGATGGTCGGCGAGGCCCGGGCGATCGTGAAGCGCGGGGCGCAGAACATCAAGACCGACGCCCAGCGCCGCATCGGCCAGCCGAAGCACGCCCCGGCTTACTCCCGCGCGATCTCGTATGAGACCGGCGAGTCGGCGACGAAGGCGTGGGCGGAGATCGGCCCGGACAAGAACAAGCGGCAGGGTCCGCTGGGCAACATCCTGGAGTTCGGCTCGCCCACGTCGGCGCCGCACCCGCACATGGCGCCGGCGGCTGAGGCGGAGCTGCCGAAGTTCGAGCGGTTCATGCAGGCGGCGGCCGCGAAGGCCGCGGGCGAGCGGTGAGCACGACCCAGGACCACGCGAACGCGGTTCTGGCCCTGCTCGACGCGGACAACGCGGCGCCGGCGCTGGTGTTCCTCGACGGTGCGGTGCCGTCCGGGCAGCTGCCGCCGTACGTGCTGGTGTACCTGATGCTGCAGACGCCGGACGGTCTGGCCGCCCCGGACAAGGTCAGCCTGGACTTCAACTCCGATGTGGTCGACCTGTGGGTCTACTGCCACTGCGTCGGCGGTAACGCGGCCGCCGCCCGGGCCGTGTCCGCGCGGGTGCGGGCGGCCTTGCTGAACGTCACGCCGACGATCGCCAACCGGGTCTGCTTCCCGATCCGCTGGCGCGAGGGCAACCCGCCGCAGCGCGACGAGAGCACCGGCGTGCTCGTGCAGGACCTCGTGGACGTCTACGGCTTGATCACGGTCCCCGCTTCCTGAGTTTCCGCCTGCCTGGCGGCTTCCACCTTGCCCATCCACTAGAAGGGGGTGCGCCTCGTGGCGCTCCAGGCTTCTCAGTCGGTCGTCACGACCGGCATCACACCAGCGGCGATCACGCCGTCGGCATCCGACACCATCGCCGCCGCCAGCTTCGGCGTGCAGGGCGTGCTGATCCGGGTCATCACGACCGGCACCGCGACCAACGTTGCCGTCCTGGACCCGAACGTCACCGCGCAGGGCAACCCCGGCACGGTCACCCCGCTCGCGGCCCCGGCGACCGGTGTGCGGGAAATGCTGATCCCGCTGTCGGCCGTCAACTCCTCGACCGGCGTAGCGACGGTCACCTTCTCCGGCGCCCTCACCGGCGTCACCTACGAGCTGAAGCGGATCTGAGCGATGGCTGCGAAAACGTACTGGCTGACAGATGGCGCCGACACCAAGGCGCTGGTCGACGGTGACGCCGAACGGGACCGCTGGATTCCCCTCGGCTGGTTCGTGTCCGACGCTCCCGTCGAGGGCGAGTGGGTGTGGCTGCAGCACGCCGTGACCGGCGGCAAGCAGCGCTTCCCGGCCGTCGCCGCTCCGCTGTGGGCGCCCCGCGGCTGGACCCCGTCGTCGCCTCCGGAGCCGGAAAACCTCTACAAGGACCCGCAGCCGTCGGATGACACCCCGACGGCTGCGGACAAGACCACGACCGCCGCCGCTGCCAGCGGCAAGAACAAGGAGTAATCGATGGCTGACATCGTTTCTGACGGCAAGACGCGGGTGTCCGCCGTACCGGCCATCGCGAACATCCAATCGGTCACCACTACCGAGCTGAACGCCGGGCTGTTGCTGCAGTCGTTCATCACCGCCGACGGTCTGATCGGCCTGAAGCCGGACACTGCGGCGGTCGACACGAGCTCGCTCGACTCGACGTTCAACACGGCGGTCAACGGCCGTACGGCGTTCTCCGGCACGATGCTGCGGCTGAAGCGGCAGACGCCTCTGGCCGGCGATACCGCGTTCCTGACGCTGGTTCGCGACTACGGCTTCTTCCTCGTCGTGCGCCGCTCGATCGCCTCCACTACGGCATGGGCATCGGCGCAGCTCATCGAGGTGTACCCGGCACTGTGCGGCGAGACCGCCCGCGTCGACGTCGAGCCCAACTCGGTCGAGCGCTACGAGATTCCTCTTCAGATCACCCTGTCGCCCGCGCTGCGCGCCGCTGTCGCATAGCCCCAACGCCCTACCGCTGCCCCGGACCGTGTGGTCGCGGGGTTTTTCGTGCCCGGCCGGCATCCTCCCGGGGCCGGCCGGGCGCTTCCCGGGAGGAAGACATGAGCGGCAAGTCCACGATGAAGAACTTCAAGGCCATGCTGGCCGAGGCGCAGCTGCCGGAGAAGACCGTCGACGTGTGCCTGCGCGGCGACCTGTTCGCCGAGCACCAGGCCGCCGAGGCCGAACTGGAGCAGGCCGAGAAGGCCGCCGAGCTGTCGAACAGTCTCGACGGCGGCGCCCCGGTCGCCGAGCTGGTCGAGCGCATCGAGGCCATCGAGGCGACGATGCGCGAGCACACCTACCCGTTCCGGATCCGCGGCCTGGCGTCGGCGAAGTTCCGCGCGCTCAAGGCCGAGCACCCGCCGCGCAAGGACGACGACGGCGCGGTGGTCCAGTCCGACAGGTTCGTCGGCGCGAACATCGACACCTTCTTCGACGCGCTGGCCCGCAGGTGCACCCTCGACCCTGAGCTGACCGAAGCCGACTGGCGGGAGCTGGCCGACGAGAAGCTGACCGAATCCCAGCTCGACGAGATCGGCAGCGTCGCGTTCCGTCTCAGCGTCGGTGAGGTGAGCGTCCCTTTCTCGCAGGCCGCCTCGCGGCTGAGCCGGAGTTCCTCGCCCGAGTAGAGGCCGCCGAGCGGCTCGGTATCGCGCCGAGCCAGTTCGACGGCCGGGAGCCGGCCGAGGTCACCGAGTACGAGTACGACGACGCGGGCCGGCCGCTTCGGTCGGTCACCATCCGCGAACCGCGGTGGACCGAGCAGGACCGCGCGGAGATCCTCGCGCTGGCGATGCACCGCAACTCGCCCTGTGCGTGCGGGTGCGGCCACCCCGCGGTCGAGACGCTCAAGCCCGAGGCCGAGGGTCCGGAGTTCGTCGTGACCCAGACCGTGTGCCAGGCCCGGATGCGGCTGCTGGAAGCGCAGCGCGGTGTGGCCGAGGAGCGCGGCATCGAGAACGCCCCGGCACGCCTCTGGTCGATTGAGATGCGAAAGAGGTAGCGCCGTGGCTCTTCGCACCGTTGGTGTCCGGCTGACCGCTGACATCGCCAACTACGTCAGCAACATGCGCAAGGCCGAGCAGACCACCAAGAGCTTCGGCCAGAGCCTGAGCCAGCGGGCCGCGGCCGGCAAGCTCGACGAGGTGGCCGGCGCCGCCGGGAAGATGGGCTTGGGCCTCGCCGCCGGGTTCGCCTTCGCGGTGAAGTCGGCCGCCGACTTCGACAAGCAGATGTCCGCGGTCAGCGCAGCCACCCACGCGAACGTGCAGACGATGGGCCAGCTGCGGGCCGCGGCGTTGCAGGCGGGCAAGGACACCCAGTACTCGGCGACCGAGGCGGCGAAGGGTGTCACCGAGCTGGGCAAGGCCGGTGTGTCCTCGGCGGACATCCTGGGCGGTGGACTGAAGGGCGCGCTGGCCCTGGCCGCGGCCGGGCAGATGGACGTCGGCGCCGCCGCCGAGACCGCGGCCAGCGCCATGACCCAGTTCGGGCTGTCCGGCGACAAGGTCCCCCATATCGCTGACCTGCTCGCCGCGGCGGCGGGCAAGGCGCAGGGCTCGGTCCACGACCTCGGCTATGCGCTCTCGCAGTCCGGCCTTGTCGCGTCGCAGACGGGCCTGTCCATCGAGGATGCCACCGGCACCCTGGCGGCGTTCGCCAGCGCGGGCCTGATCGGATCTGACGCGGGCACCAGTTTCAAGACCATGCTGCTGGCGTTGCAGAACCCCACCGCCGGCACGGAGAAGCTCATGAACAAGATGGGCATCTCAGCGTACGACGCGTCAGGCCAGTTCGTCGGTATCACCAAGTTCGCAGGCATTTTGCAGGATCAGCTTAAAGATCTCACTCCGGAAATACGCCAGGCGACGCTTGCACAGATATTCGGCAGCGACGCGGTGCGCGGCGCGACGGTCCTCTACAACCAGGGCGCCGGCGGGATCCAGAAGTGGATCGACAAGACCAACGAGGCCGGCTACGCGGCGTCCACGGCGGCGAAGCTGACCGACAACCTCTCCGGCGACATGGAACGCCTCAAGAGCTCGCTGGAGACGCTGGCCATCGAGGGCGGCTCGGGTGCGAACTCGGGCCTGCGGGTGCTCACCAAGGGCCTCAACGGCCTGGTGGACGGGTTCGCGTCGATGCCGCCGGTAGTGGGCGGCACCATCACCGTCCTCGCCGGGCTCGGCGCGGCGCTGCTGCTCGGCGGCGCGGCGTGGGTCAAGTACCGGTCGCTCATTGCCAAGGTCAACGCCGAGCTGATCGCGACCGGTCCAACCGGAGAGAAGGCCGCGGCAGGCCTGAGTAAGGCGTCGAAGGCGGCCGGTATCGCGGGGGCGGCGTTCCTCGGCATGGAGGTGGTCGGGGCCGTCTTCGACCGCTTCGGGCCGGCCGCCGCCAATGTGGACAAGCTCTCGGCCTCGCTCGACAACTTCAGCAACACCGGCAAGGTGAGCGGCGAACTGGCGGCTACCTTCGGTGCGGACCTGTCCGGTCTCCATGATTCCGCCCAGACGGCCATTTCAGGGGTGGGCGGCTTCACCGGCGCCGTCAACGACCTCGGCAACACCCTGCGTACGAACTCCATCTCCGACTGGCTCGCAAGCATCACCGGAACCACGTCGATCAACAAGGCTACGTCGGACATGGCGGCCTACGACGCCGCGCTGACGCAGGTGATGACGACATCGGGGGATGCGAAGAAGGCGTCGCAGCTGTGGAACAGCGCGCTGCAGCAGTCCGGCCTGGACACCGGCCAGCTGGCGAAGGTGCTGCCGGACGCCTACAAGAAGGTCGGCGAGCTCAACACGGCCGCCGACAAGGTCACCACCGCCCTGCATGCCGTGGGCAAGGCGTCGACCGGGGCCGCCAAGAAGCAGGGCGAGTACAAGACGGCCACCGACCTGGCCGCCGGTGCGGCCCGTGGTGAGGCCGCCGCCCTGGTGAAGCTGTCGAGCCAGCTCACGGCTCAGGTGAACCCCGTCTACGGGCTGCTCGACGCCGAGAAAGCGCTGAAGACCGCGCAGGACAAGGCGACCGAGGCGATCAAGAATCACGGCAAGCACAGCACCGCGGCCAAGAATGCCACCCACGAGCTGGCCCTGGCCGCGATCGATCTGCAGGGCAAGGCTGGGGCGCTCGGCGACAAGTTCAACGGCAAGCTCACCCCGGCGATGAAGACCACGCTGAAGGCGGCCGGTCTGACGAAGACCGAGATCGACATCGTCTCGGGTGCATTCCGGACCGCCAAGAAGGACGCCGACAAGTACGACGGCAACTACAAGGCGAACGTCACCGCGCCGGGCGCCAAGCAGTCCAAGACGGACATCGACCACGCCTACACGGCGGCGAACCACTTCGCCGGCCCGTACAAGGCCAACCTGAGCACCCCGGGCGCGAAGCAGTCCGAGACGGCGGCGGCGCGCGCGTGGGCTCAGGCGAAGGGCTTCGACGGGAACTACAACGCCCACGTCACCACCACCGGCGTCCCGAAGGTCAGGCAGGCACTCAGCGGCCTGATGCTCATGCAGCAGGCGCTGAAGAAGGGCGTGTCCGCGTCCGCCATCGCGGCGACCAACAAGAACGTGGCTCAGGGCTTCTCCGACGGCGGCTACACCGGCTCGGGCCCGCGTACGCAGCCGGCCGGTATCGTGCACGCCGACGAGTACGTGGTCAACTCGCCGTCGCGGCAGAGGTTCGAGTCTGCGCACCCCGGCGCCCTGGACCACATCAACCGCACCGGCCAGATGCCCGGCTACGACGGCGGCGGCCGGGTCGCCTTGCCGTACCGGGTCACCGCGGCCATGACCCGGATCCCGTCGAAGAACGAGGCCATTCTCGCGGTCGGCGGCTATGCCGGCGGCGGGTCGCTCGGCGCATGGATCCGCCAGGCCATGGCCCTGACCGGGGTGCCGGCCTCGTGGGGCGGGCCGTTGCGCACGCTGATCATGCGCGAGTCGGGCGGCAATCCGAACGCCATCAACCTGTGGGACTCCAACGCGAAGGCCGGGCACCCGAGTCAGGGCCTGATGCAGACGATCCCGTCGACGTTCTCGCACTACCGGCTCAGGAGCCTGCCGAACAGCATCACCAACCCGATCGCGAACATCGTCGCCGGCATCCGCTACATCGAGTCCCGCTACGGCTCGATCTTCCGGGTCCAGCAGGCCAACGCGAACCTGCCGCCGAAGGGATACGCGCACGGCGGTGTGCTCAACGAGCCGGTCTTCGGCGTCGGTGCGTCCGGGCGCCGCTACACCTTCGCCGAGAACGGCCCGGAGCGGGTTGTCCCGAACTGGCAGTCCGAAGGCGGACGTAGCGGCGGCTCGACGACGATCGAGTTCCACAACCACGCGCCGATCGGCAGCCAGTACGAGCTGGAGACGTGGCTCACCGGGGCGTTCAACAACCTGCAGCGCAAGGGCCGCGTGAGCTGACGTGCCGGCCAAGTACCGGGTCTACGTCGACTGGACGAACAACGGCACCTTCACCGACGCCGGCGACGACGTCACCTCCCGCACCCTCGACGGGCGCACCCCGATCATCGTGCGGTACGGCCGCGACCAGGCCCGCGCCCTGTCGCCGACGTCGCCGTCCGAGGTCAACCTTGAGCTGAACAACATCTCCCGTGACTACAGCCCGGAGAATACGAGCTCGCCACTCACGGGCAAGGTGCTGCCCGGTCGTGACGTCTACATCAAGGCCACCCTCTCGGGCACCGACTACCCGATCTTCAACGGTCAGCTCGACGACTTCACGGCCAAGCCCGACATCGAGGACCGCTCGATAGACGTCGTCTGCCTCGACGCGCTGGGCAGGCTGCGCGGCGTGCAGGTGTCCACCGAGCTGTACTCCGGTATCCGCACCGGCGAGGCGATCGGCCGGCTGCTCGACGCCGCGGGCTGGTCGGCGACCGCCCGGGACCTGGACGTCGGCGCGACGGTCATGCCGTGGTGGTGGGCCGACGCCGAGGACTGCTTCGACGCGGTCATGAAGCTGGTCGCCTCCGAGGGCCCGCCGGCCCTGATCACCTCGGACGGGCTGGGCAACGTGGTGTTCCGCGACCGGCACCACCGGCTGCTGCGCTCGGCGTCGCTGACGGCGCAGTCGACCTGGTATTCGGCGGGCAGCGTCGAGCCGGTGCTGTCGAAGCCGTCGGTCTACAACCACGGCTGGAAAGAGATCGTCAACGTTCTCGACTTCGACGTGCCGCTACGCCGCCCGTCGGATCCGCCGAGCGCGGTGTGGAACTCGCAGGACCGGATCACGTTGGCGGCCGGCGAGACGGCGACGCTGACGGCCCGGTCGTCGGATCCGTTCTACAACGCCATCACCCCGGTCCAGGACGTCGACTACACCCTGGTCACCGGCGCGATCAACATCTCGCTGCTGCGGACGTCAGGCCAGTCGACGACCGTGGTGATCCTGGCGGTCGGCGGCGCGGCGATCATCGACGGTCTGCAGGTCCGGGCCACCGCCGTGCCGACGGTCACCACAGTGGTCCTGCACGCGGAGGACTCGGTGTCGATCGGCACCGCTGCGGCCCCGAACTACGGCCGGCGCAGCGCACCGGACAGCTTGGCCCCGGTGTGGGCGAACCTCTACGACGCGCAGGCGATCCAAGAGGTGATCCTCGCCCGCCGCGCGGACCGGGTGCCGACCATCTCGGTGACGCTGGTCAACGCGAACAACACCCGCCTGCTGCAGCAGTTGACCCGCGACCTGTCCGACCTCGTGCGGGTGAAGCTCGCCCAGATCGGTCTCGATGCGGACTGCTTCATCGAGCAGATCCAGCACCAGATCGGCCAGGGCGGCCTGGAGCACCGCACCACGTTCGGCCTGGAGAAGGCGCCCGTTCAACCGACGGCCGTCTTCATCATCGGCTCGGCGACCAGCGGCGTGCTCGGCACGAACCGGCTCGGCAAGAACGGCCTGGACGATCCGTCCCTGGTCTTCGTCCTCGGCTCAGATCTCCTGGGCACCAACCTTTTGGGACACTGATCATGCGCGCATACGCACGGGTCAACTGGGGCCGCTGGCTGGCGGACTGCCCCCGGCCGGAGTGCAAGAACGCCGAGCACTTCGGCCCGGACCCGGTCACCGACCACATCGGCGGCCTGACCGGCGCGGCGTTCCGTTGCAACGTCTGCAAGGTCGAATGCCCGGCGCAGTGGCCGCCGAACGTCGACGACATCGCCTACGTTCTGTCGCTGCGCCCGGTGCCGCAGACCCGCAACTGGGGGCCCGGCGAACGCCTGTCGGACCTGATGACGGAGAACTTCGCGCACGGCATCGCTCCCGACGCACCGACCGCCATCGACGACCGGCCCGGCCAGTTCGAGTCGCTGCTGGAGATCCGCGGCGAGCACATCACCGGCGGCCTGGCGCTGCCGTCCGGCTACCGGCTGGCCGAGCTCGGGGCGGGTGTCTGAGATGGCCTGGACGGCTCCGGCAACCTTCACCGACGGCTCGATCCTGACCGCCGCCCAGCTGAATGCGATGCGCGACAACTTCAACGAGACCGCGCCCGCCAAGGCCACCGGGGCGGGCGGGTTCATCGCCACCAACGGCGTCAACTCGGTGATCCAGCGCAACCCGGGCTCGGACACCGTCAACACGTCGGAGACCACGACGTCGACCTCCTTCGTCGACCTGGCCACGGTGGGCCCGCGCGCCCTCAGTGTCGTCACCGACGTGCGCGCCATCGTCTGGTTCACGGCGCAGCTGAACAACTCCGGCGCGGGCAACGAGAGCATCGTCGGCGTCGCCGTCTCCGGCGCCACGACGGCGGCGGCCGACGACAACGTCAGCCTCGACAACCAGTCCGCGACGGCGTTCTCCGACATCACCGCCTGCCGGGCGACCCGGTTCACCGTCACCGCCGGAACCAACAACTTCACCGCGAAGTACCGGGTCACGGCAGGAACGGGCGCCTTCCGCCGCCGTCAGATCGTGGTCATTCCCGTCTGACCAACCCCCTGAGGAGCGCCATGACAGAGCAGCGTTACGGCTTCGCCTACCACCTCAACACGGTGGCCGACCCGATGCAGGGCAAGGCGCTGCCGCGTAGCCACGGCGCGGTCGGCGGCACACAGCACAACTACGTCACCATCCCGTGGAACGACAAGGAAGACGGCGACGACCCGGCGAACGGGGTCAGCCTGAACTACGGGTGGACGTTCCTGTTCGGCCCCACCGTCTCGGCGCTGGTATTCGCCCAGGTCCGGCTGATGATCATGCAGGAGAGGGGCAGCGTTCACCTGCGCCTGTACAAGGTGGCTGTCGACGCCGGGGTCGAGACGCGGGTGTGGGGTTCGGAGTCGCCGGAAAGCTTCGTCGGCGAGGGCGAAACCCACACTGCGGCCGACGGCACGGTCAGCTACTCCAGCACCCACGTCGACGCGTGCTGGCGGGTTGCCGCGTTGGCCCCGAACGAACGGCTCCGGCTGGAAGTCGATTCGTGGAAGGCGGTCAACCCCGACCCCGACTACGAGATCGGCCGGATCGTCGGGGCGCGGGTCGCAGGCGAGTACTGGCGCGATGGAGGAACCGCATGACGCAATCGAGCGAGTACCCGGACCTGAAGTGGATGCCGCCGGCGTCGTGGACGAACGCCAACCGGACGAGCGTCCAGCTGGTGGTCATCCACACCACCGAGGGCAGCGAAGGCCCCAACTCGGCGGAGGACGGCGCGTCCTACGACCAGCGCCGCACCGACGGCACCAGCACTCACTTCTTCTGCGACGCCGACTCGACCGTGCAGTGCGTCCGGACCGCCGACGTCGCGCACGCGGCCCGCACCCAGGGCAACCGGCGCGGCATCCAGTACGAGTTGTGCGGTCGCGCCGGCCAGGGTGCTGCGGGCTGGGCGGACCCGGTCAGCGAGGGCACGCTGCGCCAGGCCGCGAAGCAGGTCGCCCGGGACGCCGCGAAGTGGGGCATCCCGGTGCGGCATCTGAGCGTCGCCCAGGTCGCCTCAGGCGACAAGGGCATCTGCGGGCACGCCGACGTGACGAAGGCGTTCCCACAGGACCGCGGCACACACACCGACCCGGGGCCGAACTTCCCGTGGTCACACTTCCTGGAATTGGTCCGGGCCGAGTTGGAGGATCTTCCGATGGATCAGGCAACGTTCAACAAGCTGATGACCGGCTGGGCGAAGTCGGCCGACGGTCAGGCTGTGCTGCTGACGCTGACCGACAAGATCGGCGACACGGCCAACCCGAACCGTACGGTGGGCGACGTGCTGCGCGACGTGGCGAAGCTGCGCGGTGTGTTGGTCGGCGACAAGACCGACACCGCGAACGCGAAGCTGTCCCCGACCTCGCCGCTGGCCGAGATCATCGCCGCAGCCGTTCCGCACCCGCCCGCGGCATGAGCCGGCGGGCCGGGCGCCGACCGACTGGCGGACCATGAGTGAGCACAAGCGAGCGGCCCAGCCCCAGCCGGTTCGCCATCTCCCGCGACACCCTTTCCTTCCTGGGCGGCTGGTACCTGATCATCTATCAGGCCCAGTTCGCGCCGGTGTTCAACCTGTCGGTGTTCCTGGGCGGAATGGTGATCTCCGGGGTGCCGGGGGTGTTGCAGGCCTGGAACGCGCGGGTCGGTGGGGGCGCGTCTACCGGACCACCGTCATCTCCCTCAGTGCCGGGAGCGTCGCCGGGGCCATAGTTCTGGTGATCGCGGGGCGGGTGATCTCGTGACCGGCGAGCAGGCCGAGCGGCACCGCGCCGAGGTGGCCGAGAGCCAGACCCGACGCGGCTGGTACTGGTGGCTGGTCATGGTGGTCACGGCGGTGGTCGGTCCGGGCCTGGCCATTGGGGTGTCGGCGGCGAACCAGCGCCGCTCCGAGCAGGCGCTGTGCGAGGTGGTCGTCCTGTCGGACGACGCCTACCGGGCGCACCCGCCGGCCACGCCGACGGGCCAGCAGATAGCCGCGGCGATGGCCCGGCTGCGGGAGAAGTACCACTGCCCCTGACCTGCGTAGACAGTGGGGGCTTTCCTGTTTTCCCACCTCATCCGAGGGAGTCACCGTGAAGCCGTCCCGCGATCCCGCGTTCTACATGACCATCTTCGCCACCCTGGTGCGGCTGCTGGCCGCCTTCGTCTTCGACTTCTCCGCCGACCAGCAGACCTGGCTCAACGCCGGCGCTGCCGCGGTGGCCGGCCTGATCGTCGCGGTCTGGGTGAAGCGTGACGGCCAGGTCGCCGCGCTCACCGGTCTGGTCAGCGCGCTGCTCGCGATCGCGGTCGGGTTCGGCGCGCACATCTCCGCCGAGGGCCAGGCCGCGATCATGTCGTTCGTCGGTGCGCTCGCCGCGGCGTTCGTGAGGACGCAGGTGATCGCTCCGACCTCGGCCGATGGCGTCAAGCAGATCTGACCCCTTCAGAGGTGCTGTGACATAGGCCCGGAACGGGCACGACATCAGGGTTTCTGTCGCACCCGGCCACGAAAATAGATCGGTCCCGGCGCGAAACCCATCGCCCGGGACCCGACGATCAACAGGGAGTTTCTGTGACCGCACATGAAGTATTCCAGTTCGACGGCGACACCGTACGCACGGTCCTGATCGACGGCGAGCCGTGGTTCGTGGCGACCGACGTTGCCGAGGCTCTCGGTTTTCGGGACGCCCACAACGCCATCCGAGGCCTGGATGAGGACGAACAGGGTACTCATAATGTGAGTACCCCTGGCGGCGATCAGGCCGTCGCGATCGTCAACGAGCCGGGCATTTACTCGCTCATCTTCCGCAGCCGCAAGCCAGAGGCGAAGGCGTTCAAGCGTTGGATCGCGCACGAGGTGCTGCCGACGCTCCGCCGGCAGGGCTTCTACGGCATGCATCCCGAGCTGACCGTCTATTCCTTCGACGAGGCGGCCACGCTCATCGAGCAGCGCACCGGCCTGTCGCTCACCGTGAGCCTCATGGTCAAGCTGATGAAGGCCGGAGGCGTGCTCAAGCAGAACGGTGCGCCGGCGACGAAGTACAAGCACCTGTTCTGGCACACCGGCCTGACCTACATGGTGTGGCCGCACGAGCTGCCCAAGCTGACGAACAAGGTGTGGGAGACGCACCACCAGCTGCGCGAGTTCCGCTCCATGCAGACCCGACTGGAGGCCGAGGGCTTCGGCCAGCTACAGCTGCCGGCCGAGTAGCCGCCCCCTCACCCGCACGACCGCGCCCCGCCTCTTCGGAGGCGGGGCGCTTCGTCGCGTCCGGGGTCAGGCGCCTTCGGCCCGGGTACCGTTGCATCCGGCGGTCGGAGTAGAGGCCGGCCGCCGCCCTGACCTCTACCAGGGGAGATCGAAGACATGGAGACGTTCGGGCAGGCGCTGAATCGGCTACGCGGCACGCACTCCCTACGTGAGGTTGCGCGGCGGGCGAACATCGACGTCGGCCACCTCTCCCGGGTAGCGCGTGGCAGGCGTCCGGGTAACGCCGACCTCGCCCGCGCCCTGGATCGTGCGCTCGGGACCGGCGGGCAACTCGCCGCGCTGATGGCCCTGGCGCAGCCGACGCGCTTCGAGGTCGACACATCACGCCCGTGGGAGACCTCCGAGATTCTCGGCCGGATCCGGGCTGGCGCCATCGACGCCAGCACCATCGAGGCCCTTGAAGCCGCGGTGATCGACCTGTGCTGCGAATACGCGACGCGCGACGCGCGACAGTTGCGGCGAGAGGTGCACGGTTGGTTGGGCGAGGTCGAGCGGAAGCTGAGTCAGCCCGTCGGGCTCGCCGCGCACCAGGGACTCCTGCACGCTGCCGGATGGCTCGCCCTGCTCACCGGGTGCCTGGAGTACGACATGGGAATGCGTGCCGGCGCTGAAGCAACCCGGGTCGCCGCCCGGCAGCTCGGCGAGGATGGCGGTAACCCGGAGATCGTCGGGTGGTCGTTCGAGATGGCCGCATGGTTCGCGCTCACCCAGTCCCGGTACCGGGCGGTATCCGAGGCGGCCAAGGCCGGACAAGCCGCCGCGCCGGGCGGCTCAGCGGCCGTGCAGCTCGCCGGCCAGGAGGCCAAGGCGTACGCCCGCATCGGTGACGTCGCCGGCGTACGCGAGGCACTCGACCGGGGGCGTACTCTGCTCCACCGCATGCCGACCCCGTCGCGGCTCGAACACCATTTCGTCGTCGACCCGGCCAAGTGGGATTTCTACGCGATGGACGCCTTTCGCATTGCCGGCGCCGATGACCTGGCGGCCCACCACGCCCGAACCGTGCTGGAGCTTGGCGCCGGTCCCGACGGCGAGCTTGCGCCGATGCGAATGGCGGAGGCTCGGCTGACGCTCGCGGTGGTCGCGGCGCGGCAGGGCGACCTTGAGCAGGCTGTGACGACCGGCATCGGCGCCCTCGGCGGGCAGCGCAAGTCGTTGCCGTCGCTGCTGATGGTCGGCGGCGAACTCGACCTTGAGCTGCACGACCGTTATCCCGGGGAGTCCGGCACTGCCGATTTCTACGAGGCGCTGCATTCGGTCAAGAGCATGGACTCCTGACGGGTGTTGCCGTGTTGCCAGCTCTGGCAACACGGCAGGTGGCAACGTGTCACGCCTTCACTGGTCGTAACGAACCGTTGACGATCGAGTGTGGAGGCGGCGGGCGGTTGGGGCCGCAAGAACCCCGCTCGTCGCCTCTCCCATTCGACGACGGGAGCGGACGTGCAGCGGTGGATCTGGTGGCTGATGCCGCCCTACGGTGCGAAGATTCGGCGCCGGCAGGCTCTCGCGGAGCTGCATCGGTGGCAGGAAGAGGAGCGGGCCGCGGCCCGGGACCGACTGATCGGCGTGGCTCAGATCCTCGACCAGCCGACGGCCGTTCACCCGACGGTGCGCCCTCTGCTCACCCGCGGCCAGGCCGCCCGGGCCGCGGGCTTGCGGATGGGACCGCCGCGATGACCGACCACGATCCGGACAGGACGAGCGGCAACTGGGCCTGCCGCGCGTGCTCCGAGCCCTGGCCGTGCGGTCCGGCGAAGGCGCACATGCTCGCGACGATGCGGCCGACGGAACTGGCGATCACCCAGTGGATGATGTTGGAGCAGGCCATGCCGGACCTTCAGCCGATCAGCTCCCGCGAGGTCTGGGACCGCTTCCTCGGCTGGTCGAGACGCGACCCGCTCAGCTAGATTCCGACCTTGTCCACGCTGGTGACCTTGATGGTCAGCTTCTTCTTCGAGTTGGTCGTGCTGACCGACTCCTCGTTCACCTCGTACTGGTCGCCGGTGATATTGAAGCTGCCGACCAGCGGGCCGTCCTCGATGCCGGTCACCTCGTATGTGACCTCCCACGTGTCGTCCGTGGACAGCGTCGGGCCGCTGTAGGCCATCCGCACCTTGAAGCTGACGTTGCAGCCGGCCGAGCCGAAGCACTCCTTACTGGTGATCTTCGCCGTCAGCTTGACGTTGCCAGCCTCAAGGCTGACCGCCGGCTCCGGCGTGTCCGTAGGCAGTGCGGGCTCCGGGTTGGTGATCAGGTGCTCTGCGGCCGACGTGGGGGCGGGAGCCGTGGCTGCAATGTGGGCCGGCCGGATGGAGACGACCAGGCCGACGACGGCAATGGCGATCAGCAGCACGGCGAGGCAGCCGCCGATGATCCAGGGGAGCTTGCTGGCCTTGGGCTTCGGTGCGGTAGGGGGTTCGGGCATGCTCATCGGGGGTTGTCCTTCTGTGGGATGGCGGCGCCCAGTGTGGACGCTCGGGATTGGTGGAGCAACGGTGAGTCGTTGATCTGCCTATTTGGACGATGCGAATGTGACTTCACGTCGTCTTCTTGCGACAACCTGTCATATTTACGTTCGTCACGGTGGATACAACGGACGGTTACGCACGGGTTAACTGATCTTCTTGCGGCCCTCCCTTCCAGACCCGAAGGAGCGCCATCCCCATGATCGCTGTCGTCTTCGTGCCGATCGTGAACGTCGAGCTGTTCGTCACCCAGTGCCTCACCTACTGCTCAGCCCAGGGCTACCAGGTCGCAGGCATCATCCGCGGCGACTGGGGCAACGCCGCCGACATGCTCCGTCGCGGGCTCGCCTCCGTCATCGTCGTCGCCCGGGCCGAGCACCTCGACCCGAACCGGGAGCCCCGTGTCGAGATCGTCGAGCACGCCCGCCGCTCGCCCGTCACCGAGGGCCGCCGGACACAGTTGAGGCGACGTAACGCGGCAGGGTAGACCGGGCAGCCCGCATCTCGCTGTCGTCGGCGCCGGTGTAGATCTGCGTCGACGACAGCGACACGTGCCCCAGCGCTTCCTGCGTCACCCGGATGTTCTTGTACCGCCGCTGCAGGTTCACGCCGAGCCAGTGACGTAGCTGGTGGATCGTCGCGCCGACGAGGCCGAGGTCGCGCTGGTAGTGCTCGGACGCCCACCGGCTGACGTAGCCGGCGGACGCCCTGCCGCCGTGCTCGAGCGTCCGGGCGACCGGGCCGCCCGGCAGGTCCCGGATCGTCTCCCACACGGCCGGGTCCGTGTCGTGGACCCGCGGCCGGCCGCCTTTGCCGCGCACGACGATCAGCTGCTGCTCGGTGACGTGCTCGCGATCCAGCCCGCTGATCTCGCACGCCCGCAGGCCCTGGTAGGCGGCGATGATCGACCAGCGGCGGATCTCCGGCACGGGGCTGCTGAGGATGATCTGCAGCTGCTCGTCGGTGACAGGTCGGGGGACACCGCGTATGGAGTGGGCAGCTTCCAGGTCGACGGCCGGGTC